CTCCATCATTTACTGGAACTGCTTCATACGCTGGAACTTCATTAACAGCTACAACAGCATCTTATGCATTAACTGCTTTATCATCTTCATATGCTCTTACAGCATCATTTGCTGTTACTCCTACTGTATCTGGTTTATCAGGTATTAGTGGTATAAGTGGTATCTCAGGATTATCAGGTCTATCTGGTCTTTCAGGTATATCAGGTTTAAGTGGTATATCAGGTCTATCTGGTCTTTCAGGTATATCAGGTTTAAGTGGTATATCAGGATTAAGTGGTATTTCAGGTTTGTCAGGAATATCAGGTATTAGTGGTATATCAGGATTGTCAGGAATATCTGGTATCTCAGGTATTTCAGGATTAAGTGGTTTATCTGGTATAAGCGGTATTTCAGGGTTATCAGGTATTAGTGGTATATCAGGATTGTCAGGAATATCTGGTATAAGTGGTTTATCAGGAGCTATAGGCCCAGTAGCTGGTTCAGCTAATCAAGTAGTTTATAAAGACGGATCTAATAATCCAGCGGGTTCAAATAACTTTACTTATGATGGAACTACAGTAACTATAACAGGTAATTTAACAGTTAATGGAACTGGTAGTATAACATATTTAAATACAATATACGAAACAGCATCTGTAATATATTCATCTGGTTCTAATCAATTTGGTGATGCTACAGATGATATTCAATTATTAATAGGAACTACTAAAATATCAGGTAGTTTACAAGTAACAGGTAGTACTTCTTTATCAGGTAGTTTACAAGTAATAGATGTACCTCAAGGTACAAATGAAACTAAAGTAGTAATGTTAGATAATTCTAACAATTTAGTTTATAGAACAAATTTAAGTATTTCAGGTATAAGTGGTATATCAGGTATATCAGGATTGAGCGGTGTTTCAGGCTTAAGTGGCATATCAGGTCTAAGTGGAATTTCAGGTTTGTCTGGTATTTCAGGTCTATCTGGTCTTTCAGGTATATCAGGTTTAAGTGGTATATCAGGTCTATCTGGTATTTCCGGATTATCAGGAGTTTCAGGTTTAAGCGGCATATCAGGATTATCAGGTCTATCTGGTCTTTCAGGAATATCAGGTCTTTCAGGCATATCAGGTCTAAGTGGAATATCAGGCATCTCAGGACTTTCAGGTCTAAGTGGTATATCAGGATTATCTGGAGTTTCAGGTTTAGAAGGAACTTCAGGTATTTCAGGTCTTATTGGTATACCAGTATTTACACCTGTATTTTCAAATACTTCTTATGGAGTTGATTCTTCAACATTTATAAACACTGGAGGTAGTGGAAGTAGTTTTGATGCTTATGTTTATTCAACTCAAGGGTATAGAAGAGGAGCTTATGTCACTGCTAAAACAACTAGTAACTCACAATTCTCAGCTTTTGGTTTATCTGAGACTATAAGTTCTGCTAATCCTTTAGATATAAGTTTTGGACTTTACTTTGAAGAAACTACAGGTGATGTATCTATAATTGAAACAGGTTCAATAGGATCACCAATATCAACATATTCATCAGGAGATACTTTTTATATAACATATGATGGTTATAATATAAGATATTATATAAATAATACTTTACTACAAACTACTTCAAGAGCACTAGGTAACTCATTATATTTCAGTTCAGTTTATCGAACAGCCAATGAAGGATTTACTAATGTAGGTTTTGGACCTATGGGTGAACAAGGTACTTCAGGTATTTCAGGTTTATCAGGCATTTCAGGCATCTCTGGTTTATCAGGTATTTCAGGTTTATCAGGCATTTCAGGCCTATCAGGTTTATCAGGTCGTTCAGGTCTTTCAGGTACAGCTGGAACTTTAACTTTAACAGGAACAACAGATAATGGTGTTATAACATTAAATGGAACTGCGCCTAACGCGACTGTAGAATCTAATTTAACATTTGATGGCACTGTTTTAAATATCACAGGTCGAATAACAAGCAGCGGAGATCTATTAGTTAATGGTATAGTGGTAGGTAGAGGAAAAGGAAATGATGATTCAAATGTAGTTTTAGGTAGGATAGCATTAGTTTCTAATACATTTGGAATACAAAATACAGCAATAGGTACAGCGGCATTAAATGCTAATTTAGGAGGAAGTAATAATACAGCAGTAGGATATTCTACATTATTAAGTAATCAAGGAGGTTCTCAAAATACAGCAATAGGTCAATATGCCTTATTAACCAATAGTTCAGCAAATGAAAATACAGCTATAGGTTTTTCTGCAATGTATGAAAATACAGTAGGAGCTAGTAATGTAGCTATAGGTGTAGATGCTCTAAAAAATAATAAAGGAGGTTCTAGTATTGTTGCTATAGGAAAAGATGCTATGTTATATTATTCAACGTTTACCAACGCAACTTTAATAGGTTCAGTAGCTGTAGGAGCAGGAGCATTAGTAGGTTCATCATTTGGAAATAACACAGCACAATATAATACAGCAATAGGATATGAATCCTTAGCTATAACTAATACAGGAGCAAATAACACAGCACTTGGAGCATTTGCTTTAAGATATAACATTAATGGTGGTAAAAATACAGCGGTAGGATATCAAAGTATATTTTCAAATAATACATCTGTTGAAAATACAGCAGTAGGATACCAAGCTATGTATACTTCAAGTGGTAATTATAATGTTGCTGTTGGTAATGAAGCTTTATATGGTAGTATTATTTCATCTCCAAATGGTTCTAATAATATAGCTGTAGGATATAGAGCTTTACAATTACTATCCACTGCGAATAATAACACATCTATAGGTTATACAGCGGGACAAAATATAACAACCGGTTCAAATAATACTCTTTTAGGATATAGAGCAGGAAATGGAATTACTACAGGATTTAACAATACACTTGTAGGATATAATACTGGAACAACTATTAATACAGGAACTCATAATACTATTTTAGGTTTATATGAAGGTGCTAATATAAGTAGAACAGTAATTTTAGCGGATGGAAATGGTATAATTTATTTATATGCTACTGGAAGTAAAACAGCAATAAATAAATCAGAAACACCTAATGCAACATTAGATGTTAATGGTAATACAATAATCACAGGCTCATTAACAGTAACAGGACCTATAAGAAATATTGTAAATGATGGATTTGTAAGTTGTAGTTTATCAACTTCAGGAACTGGAGCTGATAGAACTATATTAGCTACATTTAATGAAGTAGATGGAACTGCTTTAACTAATCCACGTCAATTAGTACATTGGTGGACGTCAACGTCACAATTTGGAGAAGCAGCTAGAACATTTGGTTCCCCAACTGTTACACCAGTTTACTCAGTAACTACAGGTAGTAATGTAACACCTATAGCAAGTACTTCAGGTTCAATAAATCACGCTGTAACTAACACATCAGGCCAATTAGGTTTAAGATTAACAACAGCTAATGGTGCTGGATCCGCTACAGTATGGTTTCATACAGAAGTACAAGGTATAATATATTCAATAAGCACAACTATATTTAACATTTCAGGAACATAATAAATAAAATTTATGAAAATAAAAAAATTAACAGAACAAGAACTTTCTTCAATTAAAGAAGTTCAAAACAAAAGATCAGTTTTAGTAGAAAAATTTGGAGTTATAGAATTAAATATTCAAGACTTAACTATTAAAAAACAAGAAGTTTTAGAAGAATTAAAAAACTTATTAATAGACGAAACTACTATTAGCCAAGAATTACAAGCTAAATATGGTTTAGGAACTATTAATGTAGATAGTGGAGAGTTTATAGGGGCAGAATAGTTTTTAACCTCTCCTAATATATTTATGATAAACAATAATCTTATTTAATAAAAATAACATGGCAGAAACATTAATTTCCCCTGGTGTATTAGCAAGAGAAAATGATCAATCATTTATCAGACAACAACCAGTTTCAGTAGGAGCAGCAATTATAGGCCCTACAGTTAAAGGTCCAGTTGAAATTCCAACTCTTGTTACTTCATATAGTGACTACGTAAATAAATTTGGTGATGTATTAGAAAGCGGAAGTGATAATTATTCATTTTTAACTTCTATAACAGCATATAACTACTTTAACAATGGTGGTACTTCATTATTAGTCGCTAGAGTAGTAAGTGGTTCTTACACTTCAGCTACAAGTACAACAATTGGAAGTATAGGAGCTACAGCTTCAGCGGCAATTGAATTAAAAACTATATCTGAAGGAACTATAATGAATAGTTCATCTTCTTTAGATGTAAGTGGTTCATTAGCGTCAGGATCAACTGATAATATTAGATGGCAAATCTTAAATTCTGATACAGCATCAGGAACATTTAGTTTATTAATTCGTCAAGGTGACGATAACACAAACAATCCAGTTGTTTTAGAAACTTGGACTGGATTATCATTAGATCCATTCTCTCCAAACTTTGTTTCTAGAGTATTAGGTGATCAAGTACAAAATTACAACTCAGCTACAAACCAATTAGAAACATCAGGATCTTACTTTAATAATTCACGTTATGTATATGTAAGTGCAGTTAATAATTTAACTCCTCGTTATTTTAATAACAATGGTATAGCAAAATCACAATATACAGCTTCAATACCTCAAAATGCAAGTGGTTCATTTAGTGGAGCTACAGGTACTATAAAAGCAGGAGCTAATTTTTATAACGCAATCAATTCATCTAACACACAAGGATTAGTAGGTGCTAATTATGATGATATGATTGATTTATTAGCTAACCAAGATGAGTATAGATTTAATGTTATATTAACTCCAGGCTTAATAAATTCAATACATACTACTCAATGTACTTCAATTATAACAAATACTCAAACTAGAGGTGATAGTTTATATGTATTAGATTTAGTAGAATATGCTAAAACAGTAAATGATGTTACATCACAAGCTAATTCAAGAAATACTTCATATGCTACTTCATACTGGCCTTGGGTTCAAATATTAGACCCAGGTACTGGTAAGAACGTTTGGGTTCCAGCTTCAACAGTAATAGGTGGTGTTTACGCATTTAACGACTCAGTAGCAGAGCCTTGGTTTGCACCAGCAGGTATAAATAGAGGTGGATTACAAGTAATTAGAGCAGAACAAAAATTACCACAATCTTCAAGAGATACATTATATACAAATAAAGTAAATCCTATAGCTACATTCCCTGGAACAGGTACAGTAGTATATGGTCAGAAAACATTACAAACTCAAGCATCAGCTTTAGACAGAGTAAATGTTAGAAGATTATTAATTGCTCTTAAAAACTATATTTCACAAGTTGCTAACACATTAGTATTCGAACAAAATACAATTGCAACAAGAAACGCATTTTTAAGTCAAGTTAATCCATACTTAGAATCAGTACAACAAAGACAAGGTCTATACGCATTTAGAGTAATTATGGATGATTCAAATAATACAGCAGATGTAATTGATAGAAATCAATTAGTAGGTCAGATTTATATCCAACCAACAAGAACAGCTGAATTTATTTACTTAGACTTTAACATATTACCAACTGGAGCAACATTTCCAGCGTAATTTTTAAAAAATAGAATATTTATAATAAATAAAAATAAATAAAACATGGCAATTTTAGATCCAAACGAAATATTTTTCACAGCATTTGAACCAAAACAACAAAATCGTTTTGTAATGTATGTAGATGGTATTCCTGCTTACATAATTAAAGGAGTAAGTGCAGTGACTGTAACAAACGATACTGTTGTATTAAACCACATAAACGTTCAACGTTTTGTTAAAGGAAAAAGCAAATGGGGTCCTATTACAATGACATTATTTGATCCTATCACTCCTTCAGGTGCTCAAGCAACAATGGAATGGTTCAGATTACATCACGAATCAGTAACAGGTAGAGATGGTTACTCAGACTTCTATAAGAAAGATTTAACATTTGATGTTATTGGTCCAGTAGGTGATATCGTTTCAGAATGGATTGTTAAAGGAGCATTAATTACTGAATTAAATTTTGGTGATTATAACTACGATAACGAATCAGCAGCACAGGAAATAACATTAACTGTACAACCTGACTACTGTATATTAAACTTCTAATCCCCTCCCTCCCTAAATACAGATTAAGAAAGCTCACCCTTTGGTGAGCTTCTTATTTTCTTGTATATTTATATATATAAACTTAGTTATAACTTATGGAAGAAAACAAATTCAAAATCCCTACAGAAACGATTGAATTACCATCAAAAGGATTGCTATATCCTGAATCAAACCCGTTATCAAGCGGTAAAATCGAAATGAAATATATGACGGCGAAAGAAGAAGATATTCTTACTAACGCGTCTTATATCAAACAAGGTATTGTTATTGACAAACTATTACAATCATTAATTGTTACTAAAGTTAATTATGGTGATTTATTAGTAGGAGATAAAAATGCTTTAATGATAGCCGCTCGTATTTTAGCTTATGGTGCTAAATATACTTTCTCTTATGACGGAGAAGAACAAACAGTAGATTTATCTAATTTAGATGCTAAACCATTAGCTAATGAATTAAAAAACAGTAATGGTAATAATAATTTTAGTTACACATTACCTGATTCAGGAAATATTGTTACCTTTAAATTATTAACTCATGAAGATGAGCAAAAAATAGATGCTGAAATAAAAGGTCTTAAAAAAATAAATAAAGATGCATCAAATGAAGGTGTAACTAGATTATGTCATATTATAACTTCAATTAATGGTGATAGTGAACAAAAAGCTATTAGAGATTTTGTAAACAATTATATGTTAGCTAAAGAAGCAAGAGCATTTAGACAATATTATGCCTCTATATCTCCAGACATTAATTTAACAGTTTTAGTTACTAACTCAAATGGTGTTGAGGAGGACATTGAGTTACCAATTAATATTAACTTTTTTTGGCCTGACGCCAGAGCATAGATTTTTATTATTTAGCGAAATCCATGATATAGTATTTCATGGTAATGGTGGATATGATTGGTATACTATATATAACATGCCAATATGGTTAAGAAAATTTACATATAATAAAATAAAAGACTATCATACTCCTAAAAAAGATGATGTAGTAGAAGAATCTATTAAAAATTTAAAATCGGCTCCAATGCCAATTAGAAAACCATCATATACAACAAGGGCATCTAAAAAATAGATGCCTTTAATATTTATAACAAAATACTTAAATAATGGCTGATAATACAGGCAACGAAGCTAAAAAAAATCTAAAAGAAATTAATGAGATAGTAAGTGCTATAGACTCAGGATTTAGATCAATTTCATCTAGATTAGAAGATGTAGCAGATATTATATCTAATACTAATAATGATGCTCGTGTATTTAAAAATATTATCAATGATGTAGGACGTTCAATTAATAGGTTAAGTAAACAAAATGAAAGTTTAATTGATAATCAAATTAAATTAAATCAAGGTTTATTAACATCTAAAAAAGTTAGAGAACAAATTAATAATCTTGAAGCTACTAGAAATGTTTTAGAAAGTAGATTAAAAACATTAAGAGATCAACAATTAGATGGTTTAATATTAAATAAAGAACAATTAAATGAGATTAAAAATCTTGAAACAGAATTAGCACAACAATCTCAGGATGTTACATTACGATATGAAGATCAATTAAAAAAACTTGAAAAAATTGAAACTAAATTAGGTATATTTGGTAGATTAACTAAAGGTTTATCTAAAATACCATTAGTAGGAGATTTACTTGATGCTGAAGGAGCTTTACAAGCAATGAATAAATCAGCTTTAAAAAGTGAATCTTTATTTAAAAATTTAGGAGCAGGAATATCAGCTGCGTTTAAAGGTATAGAAAGAGCATCAGTTATATTAACTTTATTTTCTGTTGTTAAAGAAATTATTGATTTTATCAAAGATGCTATGTTTGCTATGGATGAGCGAACAACAAATATAGCTAAAAATTTAAGTATAAGTAAAGATTCAGCCGCTGGTTTATATTCTAGTTTAACTAAATTAAAAGGAACATTAGAAACTGAATTAGGTACTACTAAAAATATAGTTGAAGCATTTAATGATTTAGCTGGTATAACTGAATTTACTACTATAGCTACAGATAAACAAATTGATGCTCAAATCATATTAACTAAAGAATTAGGTTTATCTAAAGAAGCAGCTTTAGGTTTTCAAGAAAGTTTAGCAGTATCAAATACTGAAGCAACTAAAGGTGTAGATATAGTTTATGATCAAATAGCTGCATTTGCTAATCAAAATAAAATAGTAGCAGATGGTAGAAAAATATTTGATCAAATAAATAAAACAAGTAAATTAATTCAACTTAATTTTAAAGGTAATATTCCGTTATTAACTAAAACTATTTTAGAAGCAAATAAATTAGGTCTATCTTTAGACCAAGTTGATAAAATAGCAGGTTCATTATTAGATTTTGAATCATCAATATCAGCAGAACTTGAAGCTGAATTACTAACTGGAAGAAATATTAATTTAGAACGAGCTAGATTATTTGCTTTAAATAATGATATAGCAGGTTTAACTAAAGAAATAGCTAATCAAGGTATCAATGCCGCTAATTTTGCTTCAATGAATCGAATTCAACAAGAAGCAATAGCTAAAGCTTTAGGAATGAGTGCTTCTGAGTTAGGAGATTCATTATATAAACAAGAATTAATTAATAAAGTAGCAGGTAATTATACTAATAGATTAAAAGAAGAAGCTAGATTACTTAAAGCAAGTAATAATGATAGAGATATAGCTAAAGGTTTAGCTTTAGAACAACAAGCTATAGATATAGAAAATGGAATATTTCAAGGTAAAACATTAGAACAGGCTCAACGATCATTAACCGCTCAAGAAAAATTTAATAATGCTTTAGAACGAGTTAAAGAAATTTTTAGTGATATAGTTACTAATGGTCTTTTAGATAGATTAGTTAAATTAGTTGAAAATTTAGTAGATAGTTTAGAAGGAGCCGGTGGTAGAGAAAATAGAGCACAAAAAACATTTTCAAATATAAAAACTTCTGAAAATTATAAAAATTATACAGATGTTCAAAAAGAAGCAATAAATGAATTAAATAAACAAGCAGAAGATCAAGTAGGTTTTATTGAAAGTATGTTTTTAAATATGTTACCTGGTGGTAGTATGATCTCAAAAATTAAAGATATACGAGCTAAATCAGCATTAAAAGCATTATCAGCTATAGAAAAAGGAGAAATTAAACCTAATAATGAACAACCCGCTGATGATTTCATTTCTCGCCCAGGTCAACCTATACAAAAATTTAGAAAAGATGATATTATAATAGGTGGTACTAGTTTAGGTGGAGGTAGTGATGAAGAAATAAAAACATTACTTAAAGAATTAGTTAATGCTGTTAAAGCAGGTGGTAATGTATATTTAGATAGTAATAAAGTAGGTACCGCTATGGCTATGGGTACATATAAAACACAATAATTAAATATTTATAATAAAAATAAAAATCATGGGACTATTAGACAAATTTAAAACACAAGGTACAGGACTTAGTAAATACGGAGCTAACACACCTCCAGTAAATCCAGGAGCTACTAAAGAATCAAAATTACATGCTTACGGTAATCAACCAGGTTACTCATTAAACGGTGGATTTACCCCAGAAGTAAGAGATGCTTATGTAGCTTACAATGATGGATACAATAATGCTTTACCTCAACCATCACAATTAGATTTATACAACACATCACAAATAACTAAATACCTAGATACTTCAATAAATGAATAATGGGATTATTACAGTTAACAACTAATTTAAAATCCTTAAAATATGGTAGTGATAGACCAGGAGGTGGCTCTAGTGGCCAACCTTTTGTTCAACAATCAATACCAGAAGGCCAAATTCCTTTTCAATCAACAACAGCAGGAGGTATTGATAATATTATTAATAATGCTCAAATAAACACTTCAGCTGTAGGTCAAGATTTAGAAAGAATAGGAAAATGGTTTACTACTACTCCAGGTGTTATTTTTATAGGTAAGCAAAATGTTTTATCTCAAACAAATGTTAGAACACAAGCTAACAATGCTGAATCACCTAGAATATTAATTAACGGAGGACCTTATACACCAACTAACACTTTAGCTCAAGTAGCTGGAGTAAATTTTGGTTCACATTTTTATAAACAAGGTTTAACACCTGGTGGTCTTAGAGTACCTAAATATGGTGACAGAGACACTATAATTTATATTAGAGGAAGTGAAAATGGAGGTACAGGAAATAGATTAGTAGATTTAACTAATAGTAAAATATTTTATAAAAACAGTTCAGTTAATGTATTTACATATAGAGGAGGACCAGGTTCTATTTTAGGTATAGGTTTTACAGCTATTAAATTTGCTGATCAAAGAACTGGTATTAATAATCCATTATATATTAATAATACTAATAAATTTTTTGGTTCATTAGTACCTAATAGTATAGTATCTGATCCTATACAACAACTTTATCAACAACAAGTATATCAAGATCAACCTATTGTTAATTTAGTTGATTTTAGAGCTCGTTTAAGAAACAATACTAATTCATCTATATTATCTAAATCTCCTAATTATGGCTCAAATGAAGAATTTGGTCCAACCAATAAAAATATAGAAAATAGAGTAAATTTAGGTAACCCAGGTAAACGTAATAAAAATATCATATCATATACAGCAGGTTTAGGTACAGCTTTAGATAAAATAACAGCTAAGCCTTTATATAAATCTATGCTTGTAGATAGTACTGACACAAATGATTTAGTTAAATTTAGAATTGAAGCAATAAATAATGATAATCCAGCAGAAAGAATATTTATACATTTTAGAGCTTTTTTAGATACATTTAATGATAATTATAATGCTGATTGGTCATCAACTCAATATGTAGGAAGAGGAGAAAAATTTTATAACTATAATAGTTTTGATAGAACTATAAATTTAGGATGGACAGTAGTAGCTCAATCAAAAGAAGAGCTTATACCAATGTATCAAAAACTAAACTTTTTAGCTTCAAATTTAATGCCTGACTATAATAAAGAAGGTTACATGAGAGGACCTTTAGTTAGGATAACTGTAGGAGGATATTTATATTCTCAACCAGGGTTCTTAACAAGTTTAGTTTACGATGTACCTCAAGAATCTACTTGGGAAATAGGAATAAATGATGAAGGAGATTCAGATTCTTCTGTTAAAGAATTATCACATATGATAAAAGTAACAGCTACATTTACTCCAATTCATACATTTGTACCTAGAAAACAAATTGTATCATATGATAGTACTGAGACAGGTATAGTAAGAGGATTTGGACCTCAAAGATACATAGCATTAAGTAATGGAGATAATAGTAATTATCCTAGTTTAGGCACTTTACAAAGAATAGAGCCAATACAACCATCTCTCATTCCAGTATCAGAACCTACACTAGAATTAAGATTTCCTAATAATAATAGACCTAACCCTACATCAGGATTAGGAACATTTGATAATCCACCTTCATTTGATTTATAATGAATAGATATAGTAACATACCTAAAACAAAAATACAAGGAAAATTAGCTTACCAAACAGTAAAATATCCTGAAATTCCTTTAACACCAGAGGATACTTATGTTTATACTCAACAAGGAGATCGTTTTGATATTTTAGCTCAAAATTTCTATCAAGATAGTTCATTATGGTGGATTATAGCTTGTGCTAACCCAAATATAACTTTAGGTAGTTTAATCATACCAGAAGGATTACAATTACGTGTTCCTGCGTTTCCCGCAAATGTAATAAATGTTTTTAATACTATAAATAACTAATATGAATTTATTAGGAGAAGGATTTAACCCAAATATTTTAGGCCAAATAGATGCTAGACAAAAAGTATTTGCCTCAGGTTACAATAATCTAAGATCACCAGAATATATAGCATATGCTAATTCAGATACATCATTCTTAAAAATGATGTCCTCTGTATCTATAAATAATTTAGATGTTGTAAATAATTCTACAATTAAGTCTTTAGGGTTAACTGGTAATAAGTTAGCTAAACAAGCTATTTTATTTGGTGGTGTAAAAAAATTTGAAGGAAATCTACAGGGAGGTATATTAAATACAAATTCAACAACAGTATTTAATAATTTTTCTTATGGATGGGGAGGAACTGAATATGGTTTACGACCTATGCCTGGTTTACTTTCAGCAACAATCAAATCTGAAAACATAGGTTCATTAAAAACAGCAACTATCAATATCAAAGCATGGAGTAGAACTCAATTTGAAATAATTGATGTTTTATATTTACGTTTAGGTTATTATGTAGCTTTAGAATGGGGTCATGTTATTTATGTTGATAATAATGGAACGATACAAACTAATCCTTATTCTTTAGAAACTGAATTTTTTGGTGATAATACTAGTGTAGATCAAATACAAAAATCTATCATTAAAAAAAGATATGATAGTTTTGGTAATTATGACGCTATGTTAGGTAGAGTAGTTAACTTTAGTTGGACATTTGAAGATGATGGTAGTTATAATATTACTGTAATTGTTAGAAGTATAGGTGATATTATTGAATCACTTAAAACAAATATTTTAACAACATCTCCATCATCATTTATAGAAACTGTTACAGGAAAATCATTCAAACCAGGTAGTGAACCTGTTAAAAATCCTTTTGCTTCTGATAAACCATCATCAAAATCATTATCAACTGATCCTTACCCTAATAAAAGTAATATTCATATTAGATTAAATAAATTAAAAGAATTAATAGATACAGAGAAAAATCCAGGAAGTACAACATCTTTAAGTAATAATGAGTTAATTGATATTGTAAGAGTTAAGTGGGATGGTAAAACAGATGGTCCTGCTTTTTATATACGTTTTGGAGCATTTTTAAAATTATTAGAAGAAGAAGTAATACCTAATTTTTCTAAAGGATCTACAACATTTAAAGCTATTACATTTGATAATGATGTTAAATCTAATATTATAAATTTTATAGACGCTCAAGTAAGTACAGATCCTAGAAAAATATTAATTGAACGTGAATTCAATATAGACGGAGAAACAATTAAAATATTACCTGGTGTTGAAAATTTTATAACTAAAATAAGTGATCAATCTTATGGTCAATTAATGAATATATATATTAATTTTGAATATATATTATCATTACTAGATCAATTAACTCAACAAATAAGTAATAAAGTAATATTAATTGACTATTTAAAAAATATAGGTGCTACTATAAGTAATTGTTTAGGCTCAATTAACAATATAACCCCAGTAATAGATGATGATACTAATATTATTAAATTTATAGATCAAAATCCATTATATAATAGAACTAGTGTGTTAACATCATTCTCACTTCCTACAGTTCCTGGAATATTTGATTTATATGGTTATAGTCCTAATAAATATGAACAGACTGGTTCAGCGGGATTTATAAAAGAATTTACTATGAAAACTGAATTAACATCTCAGTTTGCTAGTATGATATCTACAGGAGCAGCAGCTCGTTCTAAAGTAGTAGGTGAAGATGCTACAGCGTTATCAAGATTAAATGCTGGATTAGAAAGTAGTTTACTTGAAACAATAACAGATCCTAATTTAGATTATAATACATCTCCTTCATTAGAAACTCAATACCCAGATGCTGTAACTAATTATTATAATTTTATTAAAAGTATGAATATGTTTCCTTCTAAACCAAAATGGAATGAAGCTGATTTTGATATATATACTTCTGTTTTAAATACTTTTATAAATTATGTTCAACAATCAAATTATATTAAAGATAAAAAAGCAACTACATCAACTGGATTTATTCCTATAAACGTTTCGTTAAAAATGTTTGGTATGTCTGGTATGAAAATATATCAAGAATTTACTCTTAATACTAATTATTTACCTTCAAATTATGAAAGAGAAATGAGTTGGTTAATTAAAGGAGTAACTCATACTATAGAAAACAATTCATGGACTACAACAATTGAATCTTTATCAATACCTAAAACAGTTATAAAACCATTAGGTGAAGATTTTAGAATATCTAAAGTAATTAATCAACCTACCCAAAATATAGATACAGTTAAATTACCATCAGTAGAAGCCACAATAGCAGAACTTAATAAATATTATGATACTATTCTATCTAATCTTGGGGCTCCTAAAACTGACGGTAATATATTATTTCTTAAAGCTTGGAGACAAGCTGAGGGAGGAACCGCTACATGGAATGGATTTAATACAACTTTATCTAAACCTGGTGCTACTAATTATAATACATCTAAAGTTAAAAATTATACATCTCTAGAAAGTGGAGCAGCAGCTATATCTGATACTATAAAAAATAAAAGATATAGTAATATATTAAATGCTTTAAAGATTGGAATAAAAGATCAAAAATCAGCTGAAAGATTAGCTCTTGAACTCCAACAACCTAATAAAGATTTATGGATATGGGTTAATGGACCTTCATCTATAAATCCAGCTTTATCAGGTTATGTAGCCGGTGTATTAAAATACACAGTGAGAAATGTGCCTATTTATAAACCAAAATAAAAATGTATTATCCTCAATCACAAGTAACAACTAATTTATATACTAACGGAGGTGAATTTCAAGTTAAATCAACTAAACAACCTTACGTAGGATATTATTTTACTACTTCAACAGGTATTAGTTATACTGGTCGTAATCAAAATGATATACCTGTATTAGAATTAGAATCCTTAGTTATAATAAAAGGAAATATAGAGCAAAATATTAAAGTAGAAACAATAGATATTCCTATTTATAACTCTTTAAAACCAATAGAATCAAACCAAATATTTAAACCAACATATAATCCTAATATCCCAACTCAACAAGATTATCAAATTGGAGAATATAGAAGATATTTTTGTAAAAAAACAAATGAAGTAATCTATATTGAAATAAATAAAGATACATTTGATAAATTAGTATCTCAATCAGATGATATACAATGGACATTATATCAACCATTTGATATACCATGGAATATAGTAGGTACCAAAGAACAAGTAGCGAAAATAAATCGTGACATAGTTTTATTAACTATGAAAAATTTAAGTTTACCTGCTTTTGATCGCTACTTAAAATTTGACTTTACAAAGTATTTAAAAGAAAACTAATTTAGATTTGTTAGTATAAGTCTTTTTTGTTATATTATAATACAAAATAGGTTATGTACTACATTATTGAAACATTAGATCAACTAAAAACACTTTACAATCGCCAGACTCAAACAGCGTTTGTTGAAGTTATTCCTTTCAATTATAATACACACCCAACTTTAAATAAAGTATCTTTAGTATATATAAGACCATTTGATGATTATAAAGGATATGTAATATGTGTTAATCATAGTGAATCATCAAATATAAAATTATCTCATGTTGATGCTGTTTTAAAAAATATACCTAATTTATGGGTACGAAATAAAAAACAGTTCCTTTACTACTTCCAAATAAAAAAATCATTAGATATTTCCTTTATATACCCTACAGAATTAACATTAACTAATACACATTCTTACTTTTATCAAAAATATCCATTAAAAGATGATGTTAATAGGATAATACCGATATCAAAACACTATGAACTGTGTGAAACCGTGTATAATCAAATAAAACCTAACATACCACACCATTTACCAGAATGGTTTGATTTTTATAATAATCGGGCTACTTTGGCTTTCTTTGGAATTGAAAAAAACGGAATTAATATAAATAAAACTTTATTAGATAAATACTATGAAACAAATAATGACTACTATTCAATTAAAGGCGATAGAATATTCACCCAATATAACTTATATACTACAACTCGCCGACCCTCTAATTCCTATAATAATATCAATTTTGCAGCGCTAAAAAAGGAAACACGAGAAGCGTTTATATCTAGTGAAAACAATGTATTAGTAGAAATAGACATATCAGCTTACCATCCTACATTAGCTGCTCAATTAATTAAATATGATTTTGGAGACAGAGACATACATTCAGAATTTGCTAAAATGTATGGTGTAGATTATAAAACAGCAAAAGAGTTAACATTTAAACAATTGTATGGAGGTGTATTTGAAGAATATGCTCATTTAGAATATTTTAAGAAAATACAAATGTTTATAGATGATGCTTGGGATACTTTACAATATAGTAAATATTATACTTGTCCTATATCTAAATTCACATATTACTTGGATAAACTGGATAATATGAATCCAAATAAATTATTCAACTACATATTACAAAATCTAGAAACATCTAATAACACGAATATTTTACTGGATATTCATAAAATATTAAAAAATAAAAATACTAAGATTATACTTTACACTTATGATTCATTCTTATTTGACTATGATAAAAATGAAAAAGAAGTAATGTCTGCAATTGTAGATATTTTTAAGAAGTATAGTCTGCAAATTAAAATAAATAACGGAAATAATTATAACTTTCAATAACTTGGACCATATGTATAAATCGATAAATTATGACTTTACAAATATTTTAAACTCATTTGATGTGAATAATAGGCTTTTGTGTACCTTCGTTAGTTTAGAAGGTTTAGACGGATTAATAAAAGAGGTTTCCAAGACATATGATATAATGTATAACAAAATTTTTGTTTTACATGTTACGAACACTGGTGAATATGTTATTACTTATAACATAGATCAGGGTAATGTTAATATTATACCTGCTAATACAATATTAGTACACCGTAAAAAAGAATCTAATACATTATATACTATAAATGCTTTAAATGAATTAATAAAATCATTAAATAGAGGTATTTTAGATTCATCTTACCGAATAAATTGGCCAGACTATAACAATAGTATATTATTAACACAACATAACGAGTTAAAAACACTTTCAACAAAAATACATAAAATTGTTGATTTAGCTTAAAAAATAATATTTATTATAGAAATGAGGGTTTCAAATATTTAAT